GATGATGAAGGGCTACGAGGCAACAAGGCGCTAGAGCCAATACAGTCCGTAGAGAATTTGGCAAAGGCATATGTCAATGCGTCCTCGATGATTGGACGCGACAAAATTCCATTGCCTAGCGAACATTCCAGCGCTGAGGATTGGGGCGAAGTTTACGATCGCCTTGGCAGACCGGAAAGTGCTGACGCTTATGCACTTGAGGCTGGGGAAGAGCCTGACGAAAACCTCTTGGGCTGGTTTAAAAACACGGCACATGAGATCGGGCTAAACAATACGCAGGCCCAGCAACTTATGGTTGCCTACAACGAGCTTGCCTCTGGGCAGGAAGAAGAAGCACCAGATTTGGAAGGCATACGCGCACAGGTCACGGCTGACTTGCGCAAGGAATATGGAAACGCCTATGACGACCGCATGTCGCTGGCAAACGGTATGTTGTCGAAGCTGGGCAATGAAGAATTAACTGAGATTCAACTTAGCGATGGAACGCTATTAGGTGACCACCCCGAATTTATAAAATCGATGGTGGGCATTGGTGAATATATAAGAGACAAGGTCAGCGAAGATGACTTCGCCGGTTTTGAGAAATCTAACACGGCGATGACGCCATCCGAGGCGCAGGACAAACTGCGCGAGATTGAGGCACCTAACGGGCCTCTATTTGATGGCAAGCATCCGCAACACGATTTCTTCGTGCAGGAACGCAATCGCCTTTATGAGCATATCTACGGAACCGATGCGGTTGCGTAGTGCAAGGTAGCCGAAAGGTCTTGCCGCAAACCTGTAAGTCAGGTCGACCATCAGTCGTTAATTGAAGGTCACGTCCGCAAGGGAAGCGTGCCGAAAAAACTTTCTTTAACCACAACGTAGGAGGAGCTTGTGTCTACACAAGTCACCACAGCGTTTGTTCAGCAGTTTTCGAGCAACATTGCTCTACTTGCTCAACAGCGCGGAAGTGTCCTTCGCGGCGCGGTTCGTGAAGAGTCTGTCACGGGAGAAAAAGCTTTTTTCGACCAAGTAGGCTCCGTTGCGGCCGTTAAGCGGACGACAAGACATGGGGATACCCCCCTTGTCGAAACACCCCACTCAAGGCGGATGGTCACCCTTGATACATACGAATGGGCCGACCTCATTGATGATTCTGATAAGGTCAAATTATTGGCTGATCCGACATCAACTTATGCTCAGGCCGCGGCCGCTGCTATAAATCGATCCGTCGATGATGAGATTATTGCAGCCGCGACAGGGACGTCTAAAACCGGCAAAGCTGGCTCGACCAGCACCTCAATGCTTGCTGCGAATACGATCGCACATGGCAGCGCGGATATGACGGTTGCCAAACTCCTGAGCGCCAAAGAAATCATGGACTCGGCGGATATTGATCCGAGCATCCCGCGACACATTGTGGTTGCGCCTGCTCAGATTTCAGCTTTGCTGAATACGACTGAAGTCAAAAGTTCAGATTTCAATACTGTGAAAGCCTTAGCTCGCGGTGAGCTGGATTCGTATCTCGGATTCCGGTTCCACGTAAGCAATCGCCTCGCGGTAGCATCCAACATCCGAACCTGTTTCGCATGGGCTGAGGATGGAATCCTACTTGCTGTTGGAAAAGACACGACCGCCAAAATTGATGAGCGTGCGGACAAGTCTTACTCCACTCAGGTATTTTATTGCGCCACCATAGGGTCGACTCGGATGGAAGAATCCAAGGTCGTTTCTATCGGCTGCGATGAATCTGCATAGGAGGGCTGATTAATGGGTACCGCTAACTCAACACTGGTCAGCAACTTTGAGGCTGATCCATCAGTGCATAACGATGTTGCCAATCTACATGGCGCGATGCGTGTAGCTCAGGGAACCATCGTTGTTGCGGCCGGAGACTCAGATGACGATGATGTCTTGATGCTTGCTCCGGTGCCGTCGAACGCAACTGTTCCGCACATTTTTGTCGGTTCAGATACGTTGGGTGGTTCTAACACCTTTAACGTCGGTATTTACACTACCGCTGGCGTTGTTGTGGACGAAGATGCTTTCGCCACGGCAGTCGCTGACGCAGGTGCAATAGCCGACGTTCGTCACGAAGCATCCAATATCAACACTGTTGGTAAGAAGATGTGGGAACTTGCTGGCGCTACAAGCGATCCTGGCGGCTATTACTACATAGCCATCACGATGTCAGCTGCTGGCGGCACTGAAGGCGATTTGTCCTTCATTATCCACTACGTCGTTTCGTAGACGATAACGATTAGGGGCGGCTTCGGCCGCCCCTTTTTTTACAAGGATCGTCATGGCTTCAGAAGTTGATATCTGCAACAGCGCGTTAAACGCGATTGGTGCATCCAACATTATTGCCCTAACCGAAGACAGCCGCAGCGGCCGTCTGTGCAATCAGCGCTACACGTTTGTCCGCGACTCTGTTTTTCGCGCCCATCCGTGGAACTGCCTGATTAAACGGGTGGAGCTTGCGCAGGACACCGACGCGCCCAGTTGGGAATACGCTTACAGCTACCAGCTGCCGGCCGACCCGTATTGCCTTCGCGTTTTAGAAGTCGAAGGCGAAGACCTTGGCATCCAATACGTCATTGAGGGACGCAAAATTTTAACGGACGAAGGCACAGTCAAAATCCGCTACATCGCCCGTGTAACTGATCCGACAGAATACGATGCAGGATTAATAGAGACACTATCGGCAGCGCTTGCCGCCGAACTTGCTTACCCAATCGCAAACTCAAACGGCCTCGCACAAAATATGTATAGCATCTACCAAGCTAAACTTTCCGAAGCCAGATTTGTAGACGCTACAGAGGGAACACCAGACGAAATCATAGCTACTGACTTTGTTAACGCGAGGCGGTAATGGCGCGTTTAAGCTATCCCTTTACAAACTTTACTGCCGGTGAGCTAAGTCCACGGTTAGACGGCCGCGTTGATTTGTCAAAATACCGCAATGGCTGTTCGACTCTGGAAAACTTTCTTGTCCACGCGCATGGTGGCGCTACGCGCCGACCAGGCAGTTATTACGTTGCCGAAGTTAAAAGCAGTGCGGCAAAGACGATGCTGTTTAGCTTTGAATTTTCAAGCGAGCAGACTTACATAATTGAAGCCGGTGACGAGTATTTTAGATTTTACAAAGACGACGGACAAATAACCGATAGCGGCAGCGCTTACGAAATTTCAACGCCTTACCGCACCGCTGATTTATTTGAGCTTAAAATGGCGCAGAGCGCGGACACNATGTTTATTGTTCATCCGTCCCATTCGCCTCGCAAACTGACAAGAACTGGCCACACCGCATGGACGCTGACAGAAATTGGTTTTGAGTTTGGCCCGTTCCAAGACGCAAACACAACAACAACGACGTTGACATCAAACGCGCGCACCGGCAGCGCAACCATTACCGCGTCAGCTGACTTATTCGCCAGCACCGATGTTGGTCGATTAATCAAACTGTATAACGGGTTTTTAAAAATAACCGGGTTTACAAACGCGACAACGGTAACTGCCGCGGTGCAACCCAACCTCGCTGGCGACTCTGAGATACTGCCAAGCTATGCCGCGTCAACAATCAGTTTTGTAGAAGGCGCCCCATCTTCAACCGGGGCAAGCCATAACGATCGCATTGTTGATACAGGCAAAAATTTTATTGACGAAGGTTTTAAAGTTAATCAGACAATCACGGTTAGCGGCACGTCGAGCAACAACGGTGACTATCTTGTTGTTGATGTTACAGACGACACTATCCTTGTCAGTCCATCAGATGATCTAGCGGCAGAGAGTGCCGGTAGCAGCTTTACGCTGGCTGGCAAACTTGAAGCAACCGACGAATGGTCTCTGGGGGCCTTTTCGACAACTACCGGGTTTCCCGGCGCAATCTGTTTCTTTGAGGAACGCCTCGTATTTGCCGGCACAACCGACCAGCCGCAAACGGTGTTCTTTTCGGAATCAAACGGCTTTGAGCAATTCAACACGGGAGCCGAAGACGCCGACGCGATGATCTATACGATCGCGTCTAACCAGGTAAATATTATACGTTACCTCGCGCCCGGTCGCGCGCTGGTCATTGGAACAAGTGGTGGCGAGTTTGTTGCCTCATCCGGCACAACGTCAGATCCTATATCGCCAACAAACATACAAATTAAAAGGCAGACAAGGTACGGCACGGCAAACGTAAACCCTGTAGCGACCGCAAACGTCGTTCTGTTTCTGCAACGCGCCAAGCGCAAGATCCGTGAGCTTGTCTATAACTTCGATGTCGACGGCTACATAGCACCCGACATGACATTGCTTGCCGAGCATGTGAGCGAGGGCGGCTTTACGCAACTGGATGTGCAGCAAGAACCGGATAACGTCATCTGGGCGGTCAGGGCAGACGGCCAGCTGTGTGGTCTAACTTATCGACGAGAAGAAGACGTAGTCGCGTGGCACCGCCACGTAATTGGTGGGCAGGCTGGAAGCTGCACGGTAACCGTTTCAGATTATTCCAACATCGCCACAGGAACACGTTTGGTGCTGACAAAGTCAAACGGCGAGCAAGTGACATTTACTTCGGAAGCTGCGGGGGCATCATCACCTGCAAGCTCTACGGGTTGGCGACCAAATACCTCTAATAATGTTACTGCTGATAACATTTTTACCTGCATCAATGCACAGGCAGATTTTACTGTAGCCAATCCGGCCGCGGCTATCGTGACCATCAACGAAACCAGCCCAAGCGGCACAGGGTTTTTGACAATAACAAGTGAGGACGAAACGCGGCTTGCGGTCACATCGGAAACGCAAGCCATCGTTGAGAGTGTTGCTGTCATTCCCGGCGACCTGGACGAAGATCAGGTCTGGATTATCGTGCAGCGAAAAATTAACGGAGCAACCAAACGCTTTGTTGAGTATCTCAAGCCAAGTGATTTTGGCGACGATACCAACAACGCCTTTTTTGTAGATAGCGGATTAACTTATAGCGGGGCCGCGGCAACCAGTATTAGCGGCCTGAGCCATCTTGAGGGCGAAGTCGTGACAATTTTGGCAGACGGTGCAGCACACGCTGATAAGACCGTTGCATCAGGGGCCATCACGTTAGACCGATCGGCAAAAAAAGTGCATGTGGGATTAGGCTATAATTCAACATTGCGCACCATGCGCATAGAAGGCGGCAGTCTCGACGGAACGAGTCAAGGTAAGGTTAAACGCATCCACGATGTGACTGTGCGTCTTTACCGCAGTGTCGGTATTAAAGTTGGGCCAAGTTCGTCTGTTAACGATCTTATACCGTTTCGATCAAGTGCAGACGAAATGGATCAGCCGCTGCCGTTATACACGGGCGATAAAACAATTGAGTTTGGAAACGGCTACGACACGGATGGTTTTGTAACCGTGCGGCAGGAACAACCGCTGCCACTGACCGTTATAGGCATATACGCAAGGCTCGAAGTCTTTGATCGTTAAAGTGGCACCATTTATTTTGGCGGATGCGGACGCCATCCTAGCCGGCCAGAAGGTGCAACAGTGGACAAAGCACGGGCCAGAATTAGAAAAGGCTGAGTCCTTTACGTTGAAAATTGACGAGAAGCCTTGTTTGGCTACAGGCATTATTGAGTTGTGGCCGGGTGTCGGTGAAGCGTGGATGTTGTCGAGTATTTTAATGCAGCAACATCCGCTTGTCGCCGCGCGTGCGGTTAAACGCAACTTGTCTAATTACATCAAAGAAAAAGGTTATTGGCGAGTGCAGGCCAATGTTCGTGTGGGCTGGCCGCAGGCTGAAAAATTTGCCGCGTTTGTCGGCATGAAGAGGGAAGGGTTAATGCCAAAGTTTGGGCCGGAAAAAGAAGATCACTATCGCTATGCGTGGGTAAAATAATGGCAGTGTATGCAGCAGCAGGAACAGCACTGGCTGGCGGATTAATGTCGGCAGCTGGGGCTGGTAAATCATCCAAGGCACAACAAGCCGCCGCGGAATTTAATGCGCGCATGATGGAGCGCGATGCAAAAGTTGCTGAACAGGACGCTAAACAACAAGTCTTTATGAACGAGCGCGATATGTTGCGCTTTAGCAGAATTGCTACTGATTTTGTGAAAAACCAGCAGGCATATTACAGCAGTTCGGGTGTTGTTAGCGGACAGGACACAGCACTCGTCGTAGCGTTGGATTCAGCAAACAACGCTGATGAGCAAATCCGTAACAAGACTTTTGATGCGGAAGTAGCAGCCCTTGCATTGCGTGAACAGGCTACCGGCAGAAAATTACAGGCTGGCCTAACAAGAATGGAAGGTGCGGCAAGGGCGCAGGCAACACGTATGCAAGGCATGACAAGCCTGCTTGGTGGAGCCAGAAAAGCAGCGAGTTTCTNNGACTCAGTGAAAATACCTACAATACCAACAGTTGAAAGCGGACTCACGCGACAGTCTGGCGCCCAACCCATGAACGCGCGATTAAGTGGCGATGCGTTGGCAGCGCCTGGACAAGCGCTTGCACAGATGGGGCAAACAGTTACCGCCGCTGGTCTCAACTGGCTGGATAAAGAATTGACGATGCGCCGCGCCAGTGAAGTGGCAGCNGCTAAAAAACATTTGTCAAGAAAAGCTGAGGAGGCTGCGTTTGCTTTAAGCGCAATCCCTGACGCCAAAAAGGCAAATAATGCTTTCCAACTTTTGATGAAACAGGAGTTGCAGCTGTTGAATGCCGGCGGCGTTGACGGCATTAGCTTTAGTGACCGCGTTGCAAAAANNACTTTCGGAACAGAAGCCAGCACTATCATCGGCAATCAAGGGCTGCAACTGCGTAAAGGCGCGCGTCAGCTGATGGCTGCTGAAGCAGTCTCTAGCACATTGCGTGATGCGGATGACACGGCCCGGAAGCTGGCAAGCGCTAAATCCGAACCAGAGCGTCAGCAATTGCGCACCGACCTTGTAAAAGCCTTTAAAGGGTTGGTTGACATCGGACACATCGATGCAAAAGACCAGTACAAATATGAAAAACAGTATTTGAATAAATCCGCCGTGCTACAGGTTGAGCAACAACTTAACGCGGCTGTCATTAACAAGGATGAAGCAGGCGCATTGACGGTTCTGCAAAACATTCAAAACCCCAAAATGTTTAAAGACCTTACAGCAAACTCGCGGCAGGATCTGGCAGAGCGCGCAACACGACTTGCGGATTCCATTGAGCGGCAAAACAATTCCGATGAAGCAAGACAGCAGGCCGAAACTAAGCGCCAAAGAATTGAAGATGAAAACACGTTATTTGCAAATACGCTGACTGCTATTCGCCAACAACGTGCCAGAGTGCCGTCAGCAGATGACGATATAGTTGATAAGGTAGCAGCCGGGCCGGAAATTACCGGCGACTCTATTACTAAACTTTTGGGCGACAGTAAAATAAGACCAGAGCAGCATGACAAATTGTTGGCTGCCTTAGAGCAAACCGGTGATCCGTTAGTCTTTGATGGTAATTTTGCAAACCAGATTTGGAAAGAGTTGCGAAACATTGCTAACGACGACCAAGGCGACAAAAATAATCGCCTCCAAAAAGTTCTTAATAAAGCGAGCGATCAAGTCGGTAAAAAGATTTCTAACGAAGATTTTGTCGCGATGGACAATCGTGCAACACAATTGCTGTCAAATACACCGCAAGCAAAGCAGGCTCAAATTTACGGCAAAGTAATTGGGCAGTTTGCAGATTCTAACGATATATTATCAACGATCTTGCCGGGTGCAAAAAATAAAGCAGTTTTAATCGAAAGCAGTTATGAGGCTCTGATTGCGGACGGCGTTACGCCCAAAAAAGCGTTTGAAGATTCTATAAGCGCTTTGCT